CGCTCCGTCGGTCGTGGCACTGGTGGCAGCGACGATCGGAGAAACGACAGCAGCTGCGGTGTCTGCGCCGTCGGTGGTAGCAGAGCTGAAGTTGGCTGCTACGCTGCCGATGCTGACCGACGCGGCCAGGACGTCTGCGCCGTCTGTCGTGGCGCTGGTGACGCTGATGACCGGAGCGACGGCCGACGCGAGAACGTCTGCTCCGTCGGTGGTGGCAGACGTAGCCCCGACGATCGGAGAAACGATTGCTGCAGCTACGTCCGCTCCGTCGGTCTTGGCGCTGCTGACCGAGATGATCGGAGAGACGACAGCGGCGGCTGCGTCTGCCCCGTCGGTGGTGGCGCTGGTGACGCCGACGACGGGCGATACGGCTGCGGCGGCGACATCGGCTCCGTCAGTCGTGGCGCTGGTGGCCCCGACGATAGGTGAGACGACAGCGGCGGCAACGTCCGCGCCGTCGGTGGTTGCGGAGCTGAAGTTCGCCGATGCGCTGACGACGGTGACGGCGGCTGCGAGTACATCCGCGCCGTCGGTCGTTGCGGAAGACGCTGCAACGACGGGGCTAACTGATGCGGCTAGAGCATCAGCGCCGTCTGTAATTGCTGCTGAGAAATCCGCAGAACCAGACGCGGCTTCGACCAGCGACCGGAGCGCGAGCAACATGGCTTAGATGTACGTGACGATGAGCTTGATCTGTGCGGCGGTGACGGCTGTGGCGTCAGCGTCCGTTCCCAGGTTAGTCACCGCGCTGGCGATACCAGTGGCGAAACGAGCACCGGCTGCGCCGAACTGCACGTTGATCGAGCCGCCGGCAGGGACGCTCAGCGTGAGCGACGGAACGCTGGTGCCGACAGTCGGAGCGACGGCGAGGTTGTAGAGCTTGACGAACGCCGCCGCCGCGCCAGTGTTGTTTGCAGTGACGGAGTACAGCGTGCCGGCCGACGCCTTGACGCTTGTGGCGTTCGTGGTCGCGGCACTGGACTGCAGTAATGTGCTTGGGGTCGGGAGGACGATCGGGTTGTTCGGTGACAGGCTGACCACCAGGGCCGGATCTGTCGCCGCTGCAGCTGTGCTCGCGGCCTTAACCGCCGCGTTGTTCGTGCCGTCGCCGATCTTGACCGCGCTGTTCGCTCCGGCCATCGAGACGACGAGCGCGGGGTCCGTGGTCGCTGCCGCAGTGCTCGCGGCCTTAACCGCCGCCGCGACCGCGCCGCTGCTGATGGCGGTCAACAGTTCGCCGCGCGCCGTGGTCTGCGTTGCGGTCTGCTGGCCCGTGGTGTAGGTCGGCAGTGTGGTAGTGAATGTGCCGCCGGTCAGCACCGGGTTGCCCGCAATGGCGGTTGCCGCTGCCGCCGCGCCGCCCACGATCAGCCGGCCGTTCGCGTCGGACAGCAGTGCCGTCGTCTGGCCTGTCGTTGCCGTACCGGGCGCGGTGTTGAACTGCGCGCCGATGTTCACCGGGTTGCCGATGGCGGTTGTCAGGGCAGCGTTAGGACCCTGCGCGATGGCCGCGACCATCGGCTCGGCTGCGAACATGCCAGGCATGATGTTGATCGCCGCGCTGCCGCTGGTAAATGCGCTGCTGACGATCCGGAAAAACAATGCCTCGCCGATGCTGATGTCCCAGGCGCGCGTGGTGTTCGCCGTGAGAACGCCCGTGGTGGTTTCCGCGATGCCGCTGTCCTGCCGAATCGCCGCCACAGGGAACCACACCGTGTTGTCGTTGCTGGCAAAGAAGCCGAAATTCACGCCGGCATAGGTGCCGCTAACGACCACGCTCAGTCCGTCGTACTGCGCCATCGTCACCGGGCCGACGGTCGTCGCTGCTGTCGTGATCGCTCCGGTCGTTGCGGCGGGCGATGGCGCCGGAGCCACCTGCAGGCCGTTGGTGCTGAACATCCGAACCCGGTCCCAACTCGACCCGTTCCAGGCCTTCAGATAGCCCTCGACGGCGAGGCTGATGTCGCCAGCATCAGCGTCGGAGTTTGGGGTTCCAACGCCCGCGATGTCAGTCGCTACGGTCGCGCTGGTGATATTGATACGCTGACGTTCGACCGTCTGAGCCGACACCGTAAGTTCACTGGTATCGATGATCTTCCCGGTCGAATCGGGAGCTACACGAACTGAGCCGTCAGCCACGGATTAGGCTCCGAACGCAGTCACGGTCAGCGACGTGAAGTTGCACGTCTGACTGGTAGCGATTGACGTGTTAGTCACGATCATGTCCGTGGCGCTCAGGCCGACCGTGCCCTGGACTACCGCGTTAGTCGTGGTGGCCGACGTCGGGTAGATACGGAAATACCCCGCAGTGCCGGTTCCGGCGGCGGTAGCTGAAGCCACGGCAGACGCGGTCAAAACAGCGGCGGACGCTGTACCGAAGCCGCCCGCGTTACCGGCGAACGTGACCAGCAGTGTGCCGGTATCGGCAGTTGCGCAGGTAGCAGGCTGAGTACCAGTGAAAATCTTGATGACGCAGGACGCACCAATGTCGGTGTTCAGCTGGGTCATCGCGTTAGTGCGGTGAGTCGTTGAATATTGAACGGCCACGTGTTTCTCCTACTAAATTTCGCTGAGTTCTTCGGGTGTAGATGCAATACCTGCAGCGGTTACCCGATACGCTGCGGAAATTTCAAATGCGTAATTGTATGCTCGTCCAGCCGGCAACGGGAAAGCAGCGTTGCTCGGCACAGAAATATCTGCTCCACGCTGGACCCCGTCGGCGATAAGCCTGAACGTGACCGGGTATGAGTCCGCCTGGACTTTCCCCCACCCCATCGGCTGCCAGCTCGGGCAGCGGAAGGTTTTCGACCGCCACGTGTATGTCAGTGGATACCCACTATCCCAGGCATACAGGTTACTGCCCTGCACGACAAACAGAATATCGACCGCCTTTTCGTGGTACGCGGCGGTGAAGGTCTGGTTGGTCGTCATCACGACCGGGGGGTTACCCGGCTGGACAATCAGGGTCCCGGTGGTTCCGTTTGTCAGGGCGTACGACGCGATATACCGTCCGTCCAGGTCGTACGCCTCGAACGACGAGGGGTTATACGCTTGCCACTCGTCGTGCTGGAATACGTCCTTGACCAGATTCACAGCCCCGGCAGCGTTGACGAACCACAGCCCGTTCGGGGAGGCCCAGACCACACCGCCGAGCATGGGCACCATGCTGCGGAACGACACGCACGACTCACCCTGGTTCAGCGCTGCGGCGGTCATGGCGGACGGGTCGACGCCGGTCACGAGATGAATTCCCCTAGTCGTCCCCACGACCAGCGTGTTGTCGTACGCCGCGATGGAGACGATCTTCGAGGGCATCGATAGCCGGTACGCTCCTGGCCACGCGTACGGCACGCCGGTTTCGCAGAAGCACAGGGTCGAGTCGAAGAACCCGGCCATGATGCCGTTACCCATGACGGTCAGCCCGATCATGTTGTCCGGCGGCGGGTCCCACAGCGTCGTGTAAATCTGGTTCCCGAGGGTGCTGTCGAGCGCTGTGTCGGTGAACGTCGTGGCCGAAACCGCGACATCAGCCCGGTACAGGAAGGCCGTCGAGTTGGTGCCGGACGCGGTGCGGTAGATACGCACCATAGTTATGTCGTACGGGCCCCCGGTGGTGTGCGTCCCGGAGTCGTCGACCCAGCGCACGTTCCCAGGCAGGGTGACGGTGATCGTCTGGCCCTGCTGCCACGTCACGGGCGCGGACGCGAGGCACGGGGCGCTCTCTTCGCCCCAGCTGGTGACGTACGTGATCTGGTACAGGGACGTGATCGGCTGCGACGTCGAGCTGCTGGCTGTGCCGCTCACAGACACCGCGAGCGTGAAGTCCGGCCGAGGCACGCCCAGGCGCAGCGAGCTGGTGGGGTACGGGACACTGACCTGCGCCAGATTGCTCTTCGTCTTCTTCGGGTAGACCCCGTCAGTCCAGTACGTGCGCTCTTCAGTATCCGACACCACGGGGCCGCGAACCACGCTGACGGGCGTGGAGAACTGGAACCAATACTGGGTGTTCGAGTTCAGGTTCTGGCCGAACCGGTACAACGTGCGGATCGTCCCGCTGCCGAGCGTCACGCCCGAAACTAGCTGCGGCGATTTCCACGCGTCCAGGTCGCCGCCGATCAGCTTGGCATTGGTGTTCACCACCGACGCGGACGGCGGCAGGTTTTCTGGTGCCATCGAGGGGATCAACCCCCCAAAGGTATCAGTGGAAAACCTCACCGGCCAAACCCCCGGGTGATGACGCGGATATGCGCGGACGAATACCCCCGAGCGACGACGGCCTTCGCTTTACTCCGGTAATACTGGTACATGTTGTTGTCCAGCGTCGGGCTCGCAGACCAGGGCTGCCCCGGTGTAGAACGCGCCCTGGCCAGGGTGCCGGAAATCAGGGCGTCACGCCAGTGGATATACAGCTCGTCGGGCAGGGTCGTGGCGGTCAGTTTCGGCCGCATGGAATAGAAGACCGAAAACGCGTCCGAG